GAGGGTTTTGGAGGAATATTCGATGGACTTCTAGGGGGCCTTGGGGGTATATTCCAGAACTTGGGGGGTCTCTTCGGCGGAATGGGCGGAGGCGGATTAGGTGGTTTACTAAGCCTTATACCCGGAGTAGGCCCAGTATTAGGAGGAATCGCTAGTATATTCGGATTCGCAAACGGTGGATATACTGGAGGATTTAGAGCAATGGCCGAAGGGGGTATAGTAAAACAGCCCACCCTTGGTCTAATAGGAGAAGGAAAGTCTAATGAGGCTGTGGTTCCACTCCCTGATGGAAGAAGAATACCTGTAGATATGTCTGGTTCATCTGGACAACAAAACAACAACGTGTCCGTTAACATTAATATGGAGGGTGGTCAGGTGTCTGGGGAGAATGAAGAGTCTCGGGGACAAAATTCAGCCATGTTAGGCAGACTAATAGCAGGGGCAGTTAAGAGAGAACTACAAGATCAGCAACGTCCAGGAGGAGTTTTAAGTCCATATGGTAGGAGTAGTAGGTAATGGCTATAGGATTACTTCAGTCATCAGGATCATTTATAGATGGATTTACCCGTCCCGTAGTTCCTGATAGAAACTATAAGAGAACTAGAAAGCCTAATATTAGAGTAACTAAATTTGGGGATGGGTACGAGCAAAGAAAACCCATAGGAATAAATAACATTCAAGAAACATATACTCTTTCCTTTGTTAATAGACCAGATACTGAGATTGATGATTTAAATAGCTTTTTTGAGGAGCTAAACTCTACGGATACATTAATATTTAGAGATGAAGATTCAAATGGTCCCAGCCCTACACAAGATATAGTTGTTGTTTGCGAATCTTGGGACGTTACAACCCCTAACTCAGGTGTTAGATCTTTAACAGCAACCTTTAGACGAGTATATGAGGCTTAAATAGTGGCTAATATTGATGATTTAAATGATGACCTACAGAAACAATCAGTTTCAGCTCAAGTAGAGTTGTGGGAATTGGAGCTGTCTTCTGGTAATTTTGCGTATTTTTATTCTGGCTTAGATTCAGATTTGGGAGAAGTTCAGTTTAGGCCCAGAGCCGGAGGAACTCCCATAAATACCTACGAGGCTATGCCAATTCAGGGAGAGGGTTTCTCTTTACAGTCTGATGGTCCTAGTGCTAGACCTAAGCTAACAGTGGCCAATATATTAACCACTTTTTCAGACGCTTTGGGCGGTTTACAAAACAAAGACTTGCTTGGAAAAAAGATATACAGAAGAAGAACTCTAGAAAAATACCTATATGATAATGACACCAGCGATCCTGCTGTGGAAATGCCGGTGCAGATGTATTTTATAGACCGAATAGCTGAAGAATCCATATTACAAGTGCAGTTTGAATTAGCTTCCCCATTTGATTTGGCTGGTATAAAGCTACCAAAAAGAGTAATTCTTGGAAACTCTTGCAGCTGGAAGTATCAAGGGGCTGCACCAGAAGTAGCAGCTGCTGATAAACAAGGAGCTTGTAGTTGGAGTCAGAAGGGTATTATAAATATAGGGGGCACAAATAGAAATGTATACTTCAACAAAGATGACGAACCCTTAATTTCTAACTCCACGGGTGTAACCGCCCACAGTGGGGGTACTATAACTGAAAATCAAATATATAGCACAAATGCAGATACCTCAAGAATACAAAAAGTTAATGCAGATGGAACTTTATCTGCTGCTGGAACCTTAAAAGACTATTGGCAAGCCAGAGGAACGTATACTAGTCCCGGAACCTTATCTAGTACAAACCCCAGAGTTAGGCAGGTTAGATTGTATACTGGTTTTAGCGCAGGTCAAACTTTTAATGCATATACAGATCCTAGATACAATGAATATGCTCTAAGCGACGATAAAGTATATAGGGTAAAAGATAAAACGGTATCTGGTAGTCCTGCTCCATCTGCGGGTAACAGTGGCTGGATAAAAGGAGACCAATGCTCCAAGAGTTTAAGAGCATGTAATTCTAGATACTGTGCGAGGTGGACTACGGCTGGTGGTGGTGGAAAGCCTGATGTTACAAAAATTAGCGATAAGGAGATACCTTTTGGTGGATTTCCAGGACTTTCAGCCTGATATACTAGAATATGCTAAACAGTGCTACCCAAGAGAGTGTTGCGGCATAATAGGTAAAAGGGGAAAAAACATAATTTGGACTCCAATGGTTAATATATCTGAAACTAACGATACATTTCAGATGGATCCCAAAGATTATACTAAGCAAGCACTAAGTCAAAGAATATTAGCAATAGTTCACAGCCATATAGATGAACCTGTAAAAGCCAGTCAGAATGATCTAATACAATGCAATGCTATGAATTTGGATTATATTATAGTAGATATTGACGGTAATTGGAACCATGTTAAGCCTTTAGAGGGTAGACCTTATATTTGGAAGAGATATGACTGCTTAACTCTAGTTTCAGACTACTATAAAATGCACTACAATATGAGTATAGAGTGGGAAGATAGAGAGTATGATACTTATGAGCAAGTCAATTACTTTTCTAATTTTCCAGAGTTTGGATTTAAAGAGGTATCAGATTTATCAGTTGGTAATGTAATACTATTTAAAATAAGAGCGCCAGTTGAAAATCATTGCGCTGTTTATTTAGGTAATGGAAAGATACTACATCATACAGAGAACAGATTATCGGCAATACAAAGTTTGTACCCACTGTGGGCAAAATTTAAAACTAGGATATTAAAACATGAAAGTTTATTTAATGGGTGAGCTGGGCAGTAAGTTTGGCGAAGAGTGGGACATGTCTGTGCCCCGGATCAAAGATATATTTAATTTGATTGGATGCCAAAGAAAGGGCTTTCGTGAATATATTACTGATTTAACTAAAAAGGGCGTTAACTTCACTATACAACGCGGAGAGGATTTCATAGGAGAGGAAGAACTACAATTATCTTTGTCAGAAAATGATGTTATTATTACTCCCGTTCCCGCAGGAGCAGGATCTGTGGGTAAAATTATAGTAGGAGCAATACTTCTAGCAACAGTTGGGTGGGCTTTAGTGGCGGCTGGTACGATGGGTGGGGCTGGTCTTCTTGCATCATCAGTTATAGGAGAAACTGCTTTTTCAACGGCTATTGTTGGTAGTCAGTTAACTGGTGTTGGAATGGCTGTAGCAGGACTAGGGTTATCCCTAGTTATGGGAGGCATTCAAGAAATGCTAGTTCCTGAGCCTGGTAGGGACCAAGTAGAGCAAGAAAGTTATTTATTCGGGGGAGGAGTAAATAGTATTAAAGAAGGTCTACCTGTTCCTGTTATATACGGACAATTAGAGGTAGCTGGTAAACCTATATCAGTAAATTATGTATTAACAAGGCCAATTAGTAGTAGTTGGACTTATCAGTCACCCAATAATATAAAAACTATATTAGAAGTGGCTAATAGAAACAGTAATTTTGCACCTGCTCCATAGCGAGAAAGGAAGAACGGAGTAAAGAATAATGAATCCAATTGGCATCAACTTAAACGCAAGCGGAGAATCAGTAGCACAAGATCTTGCTGACAGGCAAGAAAATAACAACAATAATCAGAACAGTGAACAAACTATAGTAGATGTTCAGTCAGAAACAACCTCAACAGGCTTGTCAAAACAGCAGTATGCAGTAATATATGATCTAATAGCCGAGGGAGAAATAGAAGGCCTCGTTAACGGTCCCAGATCAGTATTCCTAAATAACACACCTTTAGCTAGTGGAGACACTGATTTTTTATATGGTGCTCAAGGTGCAAATACCGTCCTTACAGCCAATGCTTCAGGAACCTCATTAACAGTTAGCGGAAGTCTGCCCGAGTCAGAGGAAGAATCATATAGACAAGTAGTGATAGAGGGTGCGGGCAAAGATCCTGGGAGTACAATTTTTACTCTTTCTGCTGGTTCAAATGTTGTTACAACTAACTCCGATTATTTTTCAAGCAATCAAGAACGAACCTATGAGGAGGATTTGGGGGTCCTTAAAAGCAACCAACTAGAGTTTTTATCAGAAGATGGTCAATTTTTTACAGCTCCAATTTCTTATGTAGATGGTCCCAGGGAAGCACGTCTAAATTCTCAATCACCTATTTCAGGAACTTTCTCAGTCAATGCGGGCACCTTATATTCTAATTGGGAAACGTCCGTTCTTACAGATTTTAGCAGCAACACTATGACGCTAACTGATGCTGTATTAAAGAATGTAACAAATGCCAGGATAGTTTTTAGTTCTACGTATAGCAGAATAGATGAACTAAATAACCCTTGGAACTTTGAAGGATCTTCTTTATCTTTTTTTAACGGAAGCTTAACCCAGAGATATCAACCCTCTAGTGGAGGATACAGCACCGCTTCTTACTTATATAGTACAAATGAAGCCTTAAAGCAGCATGCTGATTTTACTGGGGGAACAGCTAGTAGCACATTTGTGAATCCTAATTCAATGAATATAGCAAATGCTTCAGATATTGATAGATTTACAGTAACTATAGAGGGTCCATCCTTAATATCTACTAGTGAAAATACTGGAAGAGAGTATCAACAGCCTGTAGAGATTCAAATATTCTTTAGATATCAGAGAGAAGGAGACAATACACTATCAGACCCAGTTTTAGTTGTAGGTCGCAACAACCCAGACCCAGAAAATCCTGCCGGTAGGGGATATTTTGAAGCAAAAACAAAGAAACCCTATTCAGTTCAGTTTGCTTTTGATGTTCAACAGTTTCAACCCTTTACTGATTGGCAAGTAGAGATTAAAAAAGTAACTTCTGATTCCGGGCAATCAGAGCAGTATAATAGGACTAGAGACACTACATTAAAAGGTGTTCAAGCTCAGGTTGTAGATCATCTAAATTATAGAGGAACTGCATATGGTATTGTCCAGTATTCAGCAAAAGATTTTTCACAGCCACCAAGCAGGTCATATTTAGTAAAAGGTAAACTAATAAAAGTACCTACGAACTATATAACTAGAGATGAAAATGATGGTTTTAATGCTCTCTATACTAGAAACGTTACAACCGGAGCAAACACCGGGTCTGAACAAGACTGGAATGGGCTCTTTAGAGGAGAACCCGGTAGTTCAGTAGCAAATCGTAAAAAAGTTTATTGTGATAATCCTGCTTGGGTATTTTATGATATTCTGACTAACCCGGTTTACGGATTGGGGGATTTCATAGAGAAAGATCTTATAGATGTATATTCTCTTTATCAAATAGCTCAGTATTGCGACGAATTAGTTCCTAATGGGGAAGGTGGAGAAGAACCAAGATTTACAACTAATGTAATAATAGAGAGTAGACAAGAAGCCTATAAGGTATTAAAAGATTTAGCTACTGTATTTCGAGGAATTTTATATTGGCTAGATGGTCAGGTAGTAGCAATACAGGACTCTTTAAAAGAGCCTGTCTTTAATTTTACACAGGGAAATGTAATCAATGGAATGTTTACATACGAAGGACAGTCTTCCAGAGTTACTAGAAATAGGGTGAATGTGACTTGGAGAAATCCAGAAAAGGCTTATTCTAGCGAAGCAATAGTAGTAGACGACTTAGAATCGATAGCTGAGAAAAATGCTATATTATCTGACAATATAGTAGCTTTTGGTTGTACTAGTAAGGGACAAGCAATTAGAGCTGGTAAGTGGTACTTGGAAACCAATGCTAGAGAGAATGAGGTTATTAAATTCGAAACGGGATCTAATGGCTCTTTCATACTACCAGGTGATATTATAAATGTTCAAGATCAAGAAAGATCTTTCGTTGAGTATAGTGGTAGAATAAGTAATGATCAAGCTAATGTTCTAGAAAACCCTACACCCGATGCAAATACCATACACTTAGACAGAGAAGTTACTCTTCTTAGCGGAAGCTCTTATATATTACATGTTTATTTTTCAGGGGGAGCAGCCTACTTAGCTCAAGACAAAGATGCAACCATATCTTCCACCCTCTATAAAACAGGGCAACTAATATCAAGTATTACTAGCAAAGAAGACGCGGCCGACGCTACTGATGATTCTGGAAATAGGGTTCAGGTATATTGGTCCGACAAAGGACATATACAGTCAGCTGAAGTAGATGAATCGTCTTCTAGCGGTAATGTTATTCAATTAACTTCTGGCTTTTCACAAATTCCTGAGCCAGACTCTATCTGGGCTTTAAGCACTGATGCGGCAAATGTATCAGAAGATCTAGAACTAAGCAATTTCAAACAGTATAGGGTTTTAGGTATAGAAGAACAAGAAGAGGGCGAGTATGCAATTATAGCTTCTTTATATGATGCAACAAAATATACTATAATTGATTTTGGTTATCCCTCTAATTATGATCCTAATCTGGGAGACCCTATTAAGGTTCCGGGGTATGTTCCTGCTCCTGATGAGCTTGGCTTGGCTTACGAACTAACCGGAGGAGCAGAAAGCTCCATAGAAGATCCGGAAGAATTAAGCCCTATAGCTACAGCCTATTGGACTCCTCCAGAAGAAAAAATACCTTCCGAAACAGTTGATGCTACAACCACACTTTCCACCTCCCTAAGTGAGATAAATAACGGAACAATATCTGTTGCTAGCTCAGCTGGCTTCAAGACCGGAGGTGGTGTAGGTGCTATACTAACTGGAAATGGGACGGTTAAAGAGTTTTTTTCTTACGACGGTAAGTCCACAGGAGAATTAACAGGAGTTAAGAGAGCATTTTATACAACTCGAGCATATAGTCATCCAAAAGATTCGGTTGTGGAAGACAGAGGATTTGAAACCCTTCCTTATAGATATTTAAACTATTTTGAAGTGCAGTTAGATAATAAAAAAATTGCTAGAACTTATGGGACTTCTCTTAGCTACACGGGTCTTGCGGCAGGACAAACATATCTTCTTAAAGTACGAACCGTTGGGCCCAACAACGAAAAAAGTGACTGGGCCCAAAGAGAGATAACTTTAGTTAAAGAATTAAACACTGAACAAGCTGTTTTTGACCGGGTGTCTTCTCTTGGAATTATTAACAGGTTACCCTCTATAGATAGTGCTACTGGAGAGGTAAATATAGCTCCGGCCGCTTTTACAATAGAGAACCCAGCCAAAGACACCGTAACTGTAGATTCAGTTGTAACTTTAGATTATGGATCTTTAGTTGACGGTGAAACAGCTTATCTATATTATGACCACTCAGAAACTACAACTAGCCCCGTGGATGCTTTTAAGGCTGTGGAGGTTGTAACAGATACTTCTTGGTATGCTTCATCTGCTGGGGCAGTAGCTCCAGAAGTTTATGGTAGTGCCAGCTGGTGGGGCCCTCTTGGGGACGCATCTAATGGTTTGCAGAATGTTTCTGGAACTATTACAACCACATTAAACAGATCTAAAGTAATTGGCTCTGGAACTTCTTTTACAACAGATTTTAGTTCTGGGGATCTTATTCGATTTTCTACCGTAAATACTCCAGGAACCTTTACGGGGGATGCTTGGTATTCTAGAGTGGAAAGTGTAGTAAGTGATACAGAATTGTATACTGTTTTACCTGTTACAAAGGTATTTACTGGAAGTTTTGCATTTAAGCAGTCCTTGGTTCCTCAGTCAGATAAAGATCTTTTGGTATCAAGAATTACAGCAGAAGGCTCCACAGAAGTCTATAGTATACAAACTTTAATTTTAACACTAGTAACCTCCGACGAGGCTCTAGAAGCAGAAACAGTAAACTTAGTTGCTAGTAGTTATGTGGCACAATACGATGGAGACGGTTTACTTGAAATTGAAAGTCCCGACAATAATATTACTCTTACTGCAACCCCCGGAGGAGGACTAGGAGTAACCGAAGGGTTACCCTCCGATGTTAGGTATAGATTTATAGATAATTCCGGTGTTTCACCAGAGGTAAAACAAGACTGGAGCACTGATAATACATATGTCATTCCCGAACTAGATTTACCCGCTCCAGGAGAGTCTTTAATATATACAGTAGAGGCTACTGACGCATCAGAATCTCCTTATGCTTCTGAAGCTAGTGACCAAGTAACTATAATTGCAATAAGTAGAGGAAGAGATGCAGAAACAGTAAACTTGGTTGCTAGTAGTTATGTATCTAAGTATGATGGTACTGGAGCTTTAATAGATGTAAGTCCGGCCAATAATATTACTCTTACTGCTACACCTTCTGCGGGATTAGGCTCTCCCATACAATATAGGTTCTTAGACATTACAGGCACTCCAACAGTAAAACAAGACTGGAGCACTGATAATACATATGTCATTTCCGAACTAGATCTACCCGCAGTAGATACAATAACAACTTATACTGTCGAAGTGACCGATGGGGTTTCTCCTTATTCTTCCGAAACCTCAGATAACGTTACTATCACAGCCATCTCAGATGGAGCCACAGGGCCAGACGGAAGACCTGGACTACCCGGGGCTACTGTTCTATTAGACTATGACGATTTCCAGGGGGTTGTTTCTTCTGCCGGCCAGTATCAATTATCTACTGATACTATAAATGATGCTGACGCAGGTGCAGAGGGAAATGCTTGGGGAAATGCTACAGCAGAAGCAGGAACCTCCCCATCAATCAAGGCTATATTTTTACATGAGCAAGATTCCAACTCAGTGGATCGCTCAGCCGAACTAGAACAAATTCAGATTAACGACCACATTACTTGGTATGATAGTGATGGTCGATGGATTGATTACAGCGTTACAAATATTTTAGCTAAATCTGGATCTGTATATGGCTTTGAAGTAAACTATGTAGAGCATGATGAAACGGATGGAACTGGTAATATAAGTGCCAGTCCTTCAATACCTATATTAATAAGATTATCCAGAGCTTTAGAGCCTATAACTGGAATCCTCACTAATGAATCCCATGCTGAAGCAGCAGACCAAGACGGAGTTTTACTGAATGATTTTAATGATGCTGGAGGAACCTTCAAAGTATACAAAGGAGTAGAAGAAGTAAATTCACTCACCCCCGCACCTTCATTCAGTGTAGGTTCTCCAGCAACAGTAGACGGGTTAACAATGTCTATAGACTCTGCTGGGGTATATTCTCTTAGTGGTTCTCCTGCCGAGTGGACGGGTGATCAAGCAATTTTTGAACTAACTGCCACTTATCAAGGAGTATCTGTAACAAAAATATACAGCATTATCAAGGTTCCAGAGGGTAAGGCAGCTATTAATGGGTATTTAAATAACGAAATCCATCAAGAGCCAGCAGATCCAGATGGTCAGTTAACCGACTCTACCCCCGCATTAGGAGACGCCGGAGGCACATTCTATGTGTACGACGGACTTACAAACGTAACCACTTCAGGAGACGTAGAATACTCGGTAGTTGGGGGTAGTGGCAGCCCCTCCACTAGAACTATAGACGGACTAGAACTTAGTATTGATTCCGAGGGTGTTTATAGTTTATCAGAAGATCCTGATTGGACTTCTGACAGGGTAACTTTTAACTTACAGGCAGTATATACGGGCCATACACCTTCGGTTACTTTGTTTAAGAATTATACTATATCTAAGTCTAAGCAAGGAACAACGGGTATAAATAGTGCAACAGTATATTTATACCAAAGATCAGATGGTCTGCCAAGCCCATCAAATCCGGCAGATGGTACAATTTATACTTTTGCGACCGGAAATGTGCAGATTGGCTCTCCTACCAATGGGTGGACTACCGATATACCAGAGGGATTGGACCCTCTATATGTTATCGTAGCTACTGCTGCTTCTAATAATGATGCTGATGGTATTGCTGCCAATGAATGGTCCGATCCAGTTTTATTTACTGGTGCGGGAATAAACACTGCATCAGTGTTTGTGTATCAAAGAACATTAATAAATACAGCACCATCTAATAAACCAGCAGGAGTTACTACTTACACCTTTGAAACTGGTAATATAAATTTTACTACGGACAACGGCTGGACCGCAACCATTCCAGATGAAAGCGGTGGTCCTTACTTATGGGTAACTCAAGCTACAGCAGCCAATACTACCTCCACAGATACAATACAAGCTACAGAATGGTCTACCATACGACTTCTTTCTCAGGTTGGGGCAGACGGTTCTGCCGGTGTTAACGCTCAAGCTGTAAAATTAGAATCCAGTATCTACGCTTTTGCTTACAATGCTGTAGATGGTACTCTAGACACAGTGGGAACTCCCTTACTTACAGCTACTGCTATTAACTTTGAAGCCTCTCCTCAGGTTAAATACAGATTTACAGACCTGTCTGATTCAACAGTAATACAAGACTGGAACACCGATAATACAGTAGATGTAAGTGCTTATATACCTGTAGCAGAAGAATCAGTAAGTATTCAAGTAGAGGCTGGTTCAGGAGGAAGTCCTGTTGAAGCAACCGACACTATAACTCTTATTGGTCTACAGGCAGGAGCACCAACTATTAGTCTATCATATACTAATGCAAACCACACTGTTTCCATAAACAATGAAGGAGAATATGACTGGACCGGAAGTGGTGGGCTATTTGAAGTATTTGAGGGCGCCACACCATTTAGTTTAGGGGCTAATGGTAATAATTACACAGATCATACGGGCCTAACTAATGGGGAATACCAGTTAGGAATAAATACAGTATCTGGAAATAATTTGGTTGAGCCTACTGTTACAAGTGCCTCAGATTCTCCAGCAGTTTATGCTACCATAGGAGAGTTCTCTGGTAATCTAACCCAAAATACTGTATACAGAATAACAGCCTATATAAAGACTAGCCTGGGCGAAGAAATAATAAGATACATGGATATAAGTTTTACTAGGTCAGTAGAAGCTAGACCCGGATTACCGGCTGCTTCTACTCTTATGACTTATGATGACTTAGAAACAACTTCTCCTGATGATAGCGGGCAGTATGGATTCCGCACAGCCTCGGGCTATACAACTACTTGGTCAGATCTTATTGACGGATCTATAACTGAAATAAGACTACATAAAGTGGACACTAATTCAATAGATAGATCAGAACTGTTCGATCAAGTAGGAGTAGGAGATTCATTTACATACTATGTAAGCTCTGGTAAGTGGGTTCAGTATGAAATAACAGCCTCTGCGATAGTGACCGGAAACTTTTACAGATGGACGGTAAATACTATACAAAGCGACTCGACTGATGGAACAGGCAACCTCTCGGAGTCTCCTTCTATAGATATTACTTGGAGACTATCTAGAGCATTCCAACCTCCAGTGGCTCTCGATGCTCAAGCTGTCAGATTAGAATCGGATAGATACGCTGTAACTTACGATAATACGGGCACGGAAGTTGATAATTCCACCATAACACTTACAGCTACTCCGACTAACTTTGAGCCTTCTCCTGCGGTTCAATACCGGTTTACAAACCTGTCTGATGCAACAGTAGTACAAGACTGGGACACTAATAACGAATATGTAATAGCTTCTCCGGGCTTTCCCGGAGCTAACCTTTTTGATACTTATCAAGTAGAAGCGGGTTCAGGCGGAAGCCCCGTTGAAGCCAGCGATAGTCTTACTATCGTGGGCATTCAGGAGGGGTCAGATGTTATTACTGTAACCTACACTAATAGCTCTCACGTTGTGCCCGTAGATAAAGATGGAAATGAAACTTGGACAAATAGTGGAGGAGTTCTTCAAGTATATCAAGGAGCAGACCTACTTACTCTCCGAACAAACACTCCAACAGCTAGTCACTCAAGTTTAATCAATGGACAGTATCAGCTAAGTATTACGGAAACTAGTGGACTATCCCTTACAGGACCCAATTTTACTGGAGCAGGAGGCACAACAGCTACCTTAAGTGACTTCGCAGGAAACCTAACTGCACTAGCTACATTTGATCTAACCATTTACATACAAGATAATTCTGGAAACCAAGTAACTTTTGTAGAGCAGATTAGTATAGCTCCCTCTAATGAGGGGGCAGATGGGCAGCCAGGAGTTTCGGGAGCTTCGGAAGTCTTCGGCTATGACGATTTGGAAGCTACCGAACCTAATCTGGGTGGAGAATACGCCTTTAAATATAATAACACGTATACAGAAACTTGGACAGATATTGTTCAAGCCACTGTTATACAGCTATATCCAACTCCAACTACTGGGGGCTCGGAAGAGCCTTACTTTACAAACACTGTTCAAGTCAATGATATTATAACATATTATATAAGCGATACACAGTGGGCAGACTATAGAATAACCAATGTTGATGGAATACAAACAAACGCAAATCAATTCACAGTAACCCCACTAGAGAGTAGGGGTTCTGGAGATCCTGATAATCAAGACAACGTACCAGTAACATTTAGACTGTCAAGACCTAAGACTTATGAAGAAGCAGTACCTTCTACTTCTTCTACGTTCTCTTATGATAACTTGCAATCGGGTAGTACTGCGGTAAATGATCAAGGGCAGTATGCCTTTGGTAATAAGTCTACTGCTAGTGATCCTGGAGGAACCACTACTTGGTCCTCCATAACTGGTGGATTTGTAACATATTTTCATATATGTGATTTGGATGAGAATGATAATGACCAAGGAAACCTGTTTTATCAGTTAGAGGCCGGAGATCTTATTGTTTGGTATGGTGAGGTAGGTAAATGGGTTGCTTTTGAAATTACTGGAGCACAATTAGTAACTACTGGAGCTAATTCCAACTTTGGAAAAGTTCGTAGTTTTCCTGTTACTTTACACTCATATCAAGAATACGCCAACATAGATAACTTGTCGGGGGCAGATGGCACAAGCATAGAGATAAGAACGACTAAAACGACATTACCAACAGATGTATTAGTTCCACCGCCAGATGTAAATTGGGGTTTAGGAGGCTGGAGCGTTCAGCTGACAGAAAATAAACTAAGTACAGGTTCCCCCGATCCTGGAGAAATTCTTATTAGCTCCGGTATGTATGTTTTACCTGATGGTACAAGAAAACAAATCACAGAAAATAACCATCTAACTCCTTTTGAAAGCAGCAATACTCCTACTGGTTACAGTGGAAAAAGATACTCTGATGATAACCACTTCTATTTAGTCTATAGACAGGATTCAGGAGATTTCATAAATGTAACTTATAAAAGGTCTATAGATACATTTTGGTCAGTAGACAATAATGGTAATTTTTCTTCTTATAGTAGAGATAATACTAATGATTACTTTGTTGCTTGGGGATACAGATCAGGAGGAGATAGTAACGGAATAGATAATCTTCAAAATATAGTTCAATCAATATCGCAAACAGGAGAAAATACATACGGAGAAACCGGAGATCTACTACAAAATATAGATCTTAGAAATGACCAGTTAGTTATTTCTCAATTAAGTGCTATTAACTTTAATCCTTCTATGTCAATTCCACAAGTTCATCCATCTACTAGGGGAACTGGTTGGAATAATTATGTTAATTGGGTTTTCTCTCCAGCAGGATATCAGCACCAATCGGCATCTCCATCAAAGCCAACTTATAAAGATGTTCTCACTAGAGACATAGCGAAAATGACTGGTGGCGGTAGAATGTCTGGAACAATGATAAGAGTAAACCAGGATACTATATATGAAATATCAGCATTAGTAAAATCGGATTCCGGAACTCAAGCTATGGTTGTAGGTGCCGATTATATAACTAGCTCCACATCTGATTCTGCCATACAAGGAAAAACTTATATAACAGAAAATGGTAATAGTTGGGGAGCTATAGCAAGGAATGGAAGTTCTCAAAGTGGAGATCAGTTTATCAATGACACTAATTACTCTATAGTTACATATGAGTTTGACCCTTCTTTAGTTTTGGCTACATACTTTTCACCTATTTTAACAGTTTCTGGACAAACCTATTATATTGATTGGTTAGTTATCAGAGATAAGAGCACTCTAGGCGCCACAGTCGGAACAGACTTAGTAGACAGCTCTGGTTCTACTTTAGGAGATACTGCAGTTAAGAATTCGGAAGTATCTATTAATCTCACTGGACAAACCCTTAGTCTAAATAATGCTGGGGCCGCCACAGCTACTCTTGACCCCGGAAGTGTGAATCTAGGTAATGTTGTAAACGAAAGACAGAATACTATTTTTAGTGCAGTTGCAGCACCCTCAGCATTAGCTATCGGAGACCTATGGGTTGATACCGCTAATGGAAACAAACTATACCGAGCTACTGGCACAGGTACAGGTAACTGGGTTGTTGTTGGAGCTGGAACTAGCGCTGACAACATTACTTCTGGAGTATTAGGCGCAACAACAGGAGGCACTGGGCTTACTTCAACCACAACCCTTCAAAATAGCCAAATAACCCTAAATCTAAGTGGTACGTCTCTTAGCATTTCAAACGCAGGGGGTGGTAGTTATACTTTGGACCAAGGTAATGTTGGTCTAACTGGCGTCGAGGACAACGCTGACTTAACTTCTGCTAATCAAGCAGCGAGTATTGCATCTCAAGGAGCCTTAGCAACAAGCAACACGGTAGACCTAACTACTACTGGTAATGGTGGTGTGTCTGGAATACTTCCAGTCGCAAACACTCAGGCTGAAGTTAACACAGTAAATTTAGGTGATGATGTTAACGTATTTAGTAATGCACTGAGGCGTCTTAGTGGAGGCACTTTTACAGGTGATTTGGATGCTGACTTAACTTCTGCTAATCAAGCAGCGAGTATTGCATCTCAAGGAGCCTTAGCAACAAGCAACACGGTAGACCTAACTACTACTGGTAATGGTGGTGTGTCTGGAATACTTCCAGTCGCAAACA